CTTGACCGCTATGAGGGGTATCCCCATTTCTACTACAAAACGGAACTGGAACTTCCCCTTGCAGAAACCAGGAAAAAGCTGACCGCCTTTGTGTACATTATGCACGAGGAACGGAAACTGGGCATTCCCACTTTTGCCTACATCCGCACCTGTGTGGACGGATACCACCAGTTCGGCTTTGACCTGAAACACCTGCGGAAAGCCATGGACATCAGCGAACGGGAGGTGTACCACCATGAAAACGGATAAGCCAATTTCGGCAATCTGCCCACTTTGCGGAAAGTCATATTCTGGTGTGCCTGCACTTTCCAGAACGGACAACCAAACGCCCATTTGCCCGGACTGCGGCATTCGGCAGGCACTGGAAAGCATCGGCGTTTCCACGGAGGAACGGGAGAAAATCCTGTCTGTAATGCACCGAAAGTTCCCCATGTAACCGCCCTGTTTGCCCTGTGTGGGCTTTCAGAGCACTTGCCGAAAAACTGCCCAAAGTCAAAACCAGCCCCACACAGGCGAACTGTGCGGGGCTTGGTTGGTAGCTGCGATTTTCCGAGATGCCTTTTCCATTGTACTGTATTTTACCATAGAAAAGCAAGTTTATCCAGTGTCAGATCCACCAAATATACAGCGAAAATATCGCCTTATGTTCTGTACATTTAGCCGCTTGCTATACGCCGAAAGGTATGGTAATATACAGTTACCGAAAGGGAAAACAACCAAAAAACCACGAAATTTGGAGGAAAAACACAATGGTATCATACGGAATCGCAAAGGCAAGAGCAATGGCAAACAGAACGGACTGGAACGAAAGAACCGAAATCACAAAGGCAGTTATCACCTGGGTGGACGATGAATACGAATACGACCTTGAAATTGAAAATGAGGACAGAATGGACGATGAAGAGTTCACAGAATGGGTTGAGAAAAATGCAGAAAGCCTTGCAAAGGCAGATGCAGAAGAAAATGAAACGATTTTTGAGGGCATTGACAGAATCGACTTCAAGGAGGACTACATTGATGACGATGCTATTTTCGATGAGGAATACGAAAATGCCTGCGAATTTGAATGGGAATGCATGACGGGAAGATAAACCTTCCCCACTCTTTCCAAACAGCCCCTGATTCAAGGGGCTGTGGCTCGTACCGAAGATATATAGTACACAAAATACAGCTGTTATGTTTGTGCAGTATATTTCTCCGATATGACTTGCTATACTTGAAATTGTATGATAATATGGTTATAATGAGAGTAGAATCTCAATTACAAAACTGCCCACTGGGGCATAAAAATAAATGATGCAGACTTGCTTTTCAGCAGGTCTTTTTTCTTACATGGGAGGTGAATACAATGGCAAGATTTAAACCAACCCGCTTTATGGCGGAGAATTCCAAGTATAACAAAAAGGTGGCGGACTATGCTGTTTCTTTTATTGAATGCCTCAGCCATACCAAAGGCACATGGGCAGGAAAGAAATTTGAACTGCTGAACTGGCAGGAGCAGATTATCCGTGACCTGTTCGGCATTCTGAAACCGAACGGCTATCGGCAATTCAACACGGCTTACATTGAAATTCCCAAGAAGAATGGCAAATCAGAGCTTGCAGCTGCCGTCGCTCTGCTATTAACTTGTGGTGACGGAGAACAGCGAGCGGAGGTCTATGGTTGTGCCGCAGACCGACAGCAAGCCTCGATTGTTTTTGACGTTGCCGCAGATATGGTTCGTATGTGTCCGGCTTTGATGAAAAGAGTCCGGATACTTACTGCACAAAAAAGAATTGTATACACACCGACCAACAGTTTCTATCAGGTGCTTTCGGCAGAAGCCTACTCCAAGCACGGTTTCAACATTCACGGGGTTGTGTTTGATGAACTGCATACAAAGCCGAACCGAAAGCTGTTTGATGTTATGACCAAAGGCTCCGGTGATGCCAGAATGCAGCCTTTGTACTTCCTGATTACCACTGCCGGAACGGACACCAACAGCATCTGCTATGAAGTTCACCAAAAAGCAAAGGACATTCTGGAGGGTAGAAAACATGACCCGACATTTTATCCTGTCATTTATGGTGCAGATGAATCTGAGGACTGGACGGATCCGAAGGTGTGGAAAAAGGCAAACCCAAGTCTGGATAAAACCATTGGAATGGATAAGGTGGTGGCTGCGTGTAACTCTGCAAAGGAAACTCCCGGCGAGGAAAATGCGTTTCGGCAGCTAAGACTCAATCAATGGGTAAAACAGGCTGTTCGTTGGATGCCAATGGAAAAGTGGGACAAATGCAAGGTGGCTTTTAATGAAGAGTTGCTTACGGGGCGTGTTTGCTATGGCGGGCTTGACCTTTCCAGTACAACGGATATTACAGCTTTCGTGCTTGTCTTTCCACCTACTGAAGATGATGAACATTATTATGTTCTTCCTTACTTCTGGCTGCCGGAAGAAACACTGCCACTCAGAGTAAGACGTGACCATGTTCCATATGATATATGGGAACGGCAAGGCTACTTGAAAACCACTGAGGGAAATGTGGTTCACTATGGCTTTATTGAGAATTTCATCGATGAACTGGGGCAGAAATTTCACATCAAAGAAATTGCATTTGACCGCTGGGGTGCAGTGCAGATGTCGCAAAATCTGGAGGGGCTTGGATTTACAATGGTTCAGTTCGGGCAAGGCTACAAAGACACTTCCCCTACATTAGACATAAATGCTTCAACCTGTTCTCTCTTTGGTGGGTATGCCATTTCATCGGTCATATTCAAGATGATAACTGCTTTTTCTGGATAAACAAGCACTTTGTGAATCACGGTATGGAAAAACGTCTGACGGTCTTCGATATGCTCCAGCCGAAGAGCCAGCCAACGAAAATAATTTTCAAAATGCTCTTTTTTCAGCTGCGGCTGCAAAATCGGCATCTTTTCAATCTCTGCTTTTTGTTCTTCCAACTGTGTCAATTTTTCTTGCAATGCCTTGGAACTTGGACACGCAATCAGAGCGTTCACTGTTCCTTGTATCTGTTTTTCAATCTCGTTCAGCCGTTTGCTGCGGTCTGGTTTTCCATCCATATCCGTGGTATAGATTTGGTACAGTCGTTCTGCAAGCGTGGAAACCTGCTCTTCTGTGAAAAAGGTTTGCAAGGCATCTATCACCACCTGCTCCAGTTTGTCTGCATGAATATGTACGCTGTTTTCTGCATGCTCCCTGCTCCGGCAAGCATAATAGAAATACTTTCGTTCTACAGACGAACCGCAGACATATCTTCCGCAGACACCACACTGCAACAGCCCTGACAGTGCGTAAGTATGCCCTGTGGTGTGTTCTCTGGAACGATGGGCAGACTGATTCAACTTTTCCTTTACCCGTTCAAATGTCGTCTGTGAGATGATTGCCGGACAGGTTTCCGGCTCTTCGATGCCGTCTATGTAGTGTATCCCTGTATATTTGTCATTGTGAAGGATGTCGGAAACGGTATAGCGTTTAAATTCGTTTCCATAGTTCGTCCGGTATCCATCTGCATTCAGCTGGTCTGCAATGGATTGAATCGTACAGCCGGAAAGATAGCTTTTGAAAATCCGCCGTACATTCACCGCCTGCTCTTCGTTGATGACAAATCGCTTGTCTTTCCGGTCATAGCCATACAGGACCCGACCGCCGAAATTATGCCCTTTTATAATGCTTTCCCGAATGCCACGCTTGCATTTTCGGGAAAGTTCCCGGCTGAAATATTCGTCCATGGATTCCAGCAAGCCTTCAATCAAAATGCCCTCTGGGCTGTCTGTAATGCGTTCAGTCGCAGATAATACCTTTACGCCATTCTTTTTCAGCTGCTGCTTGCTGATGGCACTATCATAGCGGCTACGGGCGAATCGGTCGAGTTTGTAAACCAGCACATAATCCCAGCCGCCGTTCTTGCTATCCTTTAGCATTTTCTGAAACTGCTCTCGATGCTCTGTAGAAGTGCCGGAGATTGCCCGGTCGATGTATTCGCCCACGATTTGAATTTGCTCTGCCTTTGCAAACTCTTCGCAGACACGCCGCTGCCCCTCAATGCTCTGTTCGGTCTGTCTGTCGCTGGAATAACGACCATAAAACACTGCTCTTTTCATAATCACTCCTGTTACAATATAATTAGTCGGGTAACACCTTACAAGCCGGTAAGGGTTTACACGCATTTGTTACTTAAGCTATACTGAAAGCAGTGATTGGACTGACGTATCACTCCTTGGGACAAAGTGCCCGTAGCAAAGACAGTCATCCATGCTTTCAGTATAGCGTTCGGTTTATGCAGGTTGGGCCACAGAATATTGTGCGTTCGTGTCACCAAACAGATTGAATAGGTAATGAGTAAAGCATGGTTTGCCCGATTACAATATCAAATCAAGAGAGGTAAAATATTATGAACGCAGTAGGTATTGATGTTTCCAAAGGTAAAAGTACAGTTGCTGTACTTCGCCCTTATGGTGAGGTTGTGGTTTCGCCTTTTGATGTTGCTCACACCGGAAGTGATTTAAGAGCATTAGCTGATTTAATCAAGAAGCTCCCCGGTGAGACAAAGGTTGTCATGGAGGCAACAGGAAACTATTTTGAATCCATTGCCCGCTACCTCCACGAACAAAATATATTTGTTTCCGTAGTCAATCCTGTGTTAATCAGTGACTTCGGTGGAAACACGTTAAGAAAGCCAAAAACGGATAAGAAGGATTCGGTAAAAATCGCTTCATATGCGTTAACTTACTGGCTTGACCTGAAGGAATATACTCCTCAGGAAGATTTGAGAAAATCCTTAAAACTGCTGAACAGACAATATCAGCAGTCAATAAAGCTGAAAACCATGATGAATAATAATCTGATTTCGTTGCTTGACCTTACTTTCCCTGGAATCAACAAGCTGTTCACATCACCTTCCAGAGAATCTGATGGTCACGAGAAGTGGGTGGACTTTGTATTGGAATTTTCTCACTGTGACATGATTTCCAAGCTTACCATAAAGGCTTTTGCAAAGAAATACAAGAAGTGGTCCGATAAAAACTCATATCACTTCATAGAATCATCATGCAAGAAAATATACGCTTTTGCAAAGGATTGTGTCAGCAGCGTTTCTTCTGATAAAGCAATCGTTTTCTCTGTTGTACAAGCGGCAAAAATGCTTATTTCTGCTACGGAGAACTGTCATGCCATACAGTCTGAAATGAACCGTGTTGCTTCTAAGCTTCCCGAATATGATACTGTAATGAACATGTATGGTGTCGGAAAAGCTGTAGGTCCTCAGCTTATGGCTGAAATAGGAGATCCAAGACGTTTTCACAGCAGAAAAGCAATTACTGCTTATTTTGGCTATGACAGCGAGAATAACGATTCAGGTCAGAAAACTACCAGATCAAATCCGATGACAAAGAAAGGTTCCGGAGCTCTCAGACGAACATTGTTCATCCTTATGCAGGTGCTTCTGCAAACTAAGCCGCAGGACAATCCTGTTTATGATTTTCTCATTAAAAAGAAATCTGAAGGCAAGCACTATTACTCATACATAAATGCAGCTGCAAACAAATTTCTGCGTATCTATTATGCAAGAGTAAAAGAAGTTTTGAATGTCTCAGAACAGATGACATAATTGTCTATTCATGAGTTCCTTACCGTCGGCACGACATACAGAGCATTTTTATGATGTTCTGTCAAGGTTGCCGACCCGCTAAAAATTTTTTAGGCTGCTCAGGCAGTCTTTTTGTCGTGTCCTTTTTTCTTTCAGAAAATTTTTTCTGTTTTTTTAATTTTAGGGGTTGACTTTTATTTGCAGGTCTTTGCATATTTTTGACGATAGGTCTGAGAACTAAATTCCGCTAATATTTGGCGAATCACTTCTGCTTGCCGAATATCTGCAAACAATAGCAATTGCTCCAAAGCAACAGATTGTTCTTCTGTAAGCATATTTTTATATGGATGATACCAATCTGCTACTCTAACACCGCCGCCATTCCCGGAACACGTCTCCAGAGGATAGTCCAATGCAAGTGCATGAATGTCATTGCGAACAGTATTACAACATACACACAATTCCTGTGCAAGAAGTGGAACTGTTGTTTGTCTGCGAGCAACTAAAATCTTCATGATTTCGGCACGCCGTTCATTCACACTCACATGGACACCCCCTTTCCTAATCGTCGAACTTACTCTATCATTCAAACTACCAGCCTTCTTGGTAGTTTGAAAAAAGTTCACAAAACATTTTCAATTTGTACAGGCATAAAAACACCGACAAGGTACAGAAAAAAATTCTGCACCTCATCGGATGTTCTCACTTTTTTACCAAACTGGTCAGCCACGGAGCAATGGGTCTTGCAATCATTCTCGCATTCAGATATGCCATTTCCGGTGTCAGACAAGTGCTGCCCAGATAATATCCGTTTCGTTCTGCCAAGGTCATGGCAAGGTTCGGTTTTTCCATATCTGTTAAGCAGATCGGAAGCAGAAACTGCAATTGATTCTGGTATCCCTGCGGTACTACCAGCCCTGGCTCAATTACTGCTTTTCGTCTGCCCAGTTCCACTGCTGTTTCCAGCAGCAATGGCAGATTCTTAAACCGAAGCAGCTTCTTTGGCAGCCGTTCCCGATTTTCCGGGTCGCTGAGAATGTGTTCTGCATTTACCCGAATTGGCCATTCCGGATTGAAGTTTACACCATTTTGCATCATCGGGAAATATGGCTTTTTGGGCAATGGTTCTACATACCGCAGCTTGGAAGAAACAGCATCACAGAAGCCGGTGAAATACCATTTCAATGTGGTGTCTTTCTTTTTATTTCGTTCAAAGCAGGCGTAGATTGCCTGATACTGCCTTGTGTACAGCCCTGTATGAAAGCAGGCACAATTATTTTCCACATGGAAATATTCCGTTTCTCCGGTGTTGTAATCGATGCTCAGTTTCCGGAACATCATATGGAGATACCGTTCCAAAATC